GACGAAACCGCAGCACCTTTAGCTGCTGCTGGTAGCACTATGGCACCTGTCACCAATGATATAGTTGGTGGTGGACAGATGCAAGGTATCCCCCAGTTCAAATCAGGTCCATCAACAATTACAATCACTCACAAAGAGTACATTGGGGACCTCTTTGGACCCGGCGAAGCGGGTACCTTTGCAAACCAGGTTTATGGACTAAATCCTGGTCTTGCAAGGACATTTCCCTGGCTGTCTCAAGTCGCAGCAAACTTCGAAGAGTACACTATGGGACAACTAATCTTCACTTTCCGTTCAACGGTAACTGATTTTGTTGAGACCAACGGACAGGTAGGTACTGTGATCATGGCAACACAGTACAATGCAGATGACACTCCATTCAACAGTAAACAAGACATGATGGAATACGACCTTGCAATGAGCGGCAAGGTTTCAGGTAACATGCTTCACGGAGTAGAATGCGATCCCGCACAACTGTCTGGTGCACCCGGAAAGTATGTCAGGTCTGGACCAGTACAGCAGGGTGAAGATGTTAAAACATACGATCACGGTGTGCTTAACATCGCTACCTCAAATACACCAGCCCAATTCAACAACACCTCATTGGGTGAAATTTGGGTTAGTTACACCGTGCAACTGCGAAAGCCTAAGTTCTATGTGACACGAGGCTTTGCAATTCAGCGTGATGCATTCCAACTGCAGCAAGGCACACTACCCCTTGCTGGTGGGTGGACTGCAAATGCAACTGGGGGATGGATTAATATGAGCATCGGGGATGGTCAGCAAAACAGAATCGGTGGCTATCTTGAAGCAGTAACCGATATAACCACAATCCCCCCCCTTACACCCATGGCAAACGTACCATTGGGTACTGAGCCTGGACAATACAATCCATCTCCTGCAGCACAGGGAGTACGGTGTGCATTCAAATACACCTTCCCAGCAACATTCGCAGGAGCGGTCAAGATATCCGCAGCCTGGCAATTTGGAGAAGGTGTGGACCCAATGATAGCTGGATGGGGAAGCATCTCTCCCCAAGTCGCAACTGCCTTAGTGGGCAAATCTCTAATCACGCCCATCAAGGACATCTACATTGACAACTTGTGGCAGCACCAGTTAATCAACAGTGACACAATCACAACTTCAAATGCGACCTCAGATCAGAAGTACATGCCTGCACTATGGACTTCTGAGGCACATTTCAACGTCGTCTCCCCCCCCACCGGGGGGTCAGGAGACGACAATGTGGTGTACTTCACATTCGTTGGAGGGGCTGGGGTAACACTGCAGTATCTCACGCAGTGTACCTTTAACATTGAAGTCTACAACACTGACTTCAACTACGCAAAGAGCCAAGAGCTCATCACGGTAAATCCCGACACTATGCAACAGATCTCTTGGCCTCCAACCTAGGCAAAAACATGTACGACCACGCATCTTTTGCCTGCAACCAACACCGGAGTTCGTTAGTGGACTAGATCGCAACACTAACGATTAACCGAGGTGTATCGAGACTTAACATGTTGGTTTGTGCTACACGCACCATTACATGATATGAAAAATAATATGTGTAAAAAATTGATATATAAATAAAACGAAAATTTTAAAAGTGAAACTTTACACATCGGCAAAATAGGGGGGGGGGGAGAAAAAGAACGTTGGCAAAATACACTTCATCAATTAATCAATGATGATTGCCAACAAGTGTGAGTACCCGCCTGAATTTTTACAAGTGTTCAGTCTAGACCCACACTATAGCGGTGGTGTCTATAGTTTACGCGTTTATCCATTCTTACCACGCTCACCACCTCACACGCCAACACCTGACACGTGTGTGTTCTCTCCCCTCCCAACCCCTGCAGTAACGCGCTCAGACAAGTCCGCGGACACCGCCGCCGCGCGTAACCTACTCAACATCGCTCCCCCATTCGCTCTCGCTGGGGGAGCGGGCACCGCAAGCCCTCAAATGGGCAAAGAGCTCAACATCGAGGGTGGCGGGGAGGCAACGGCCGTCCTGGGCCAAGGGCCTCCTAACCTGCCCACCACCGGCGCGGCCGGGGGGCGGGGCAGTGGCAGTGGCGCTGCTGGCGCTCGCGCCATGGATGAGCCCAAGGACGGCGGCAACGAGGGCTTCCCACCGGAGGATGTACTCAGCCCTGGTAAGGGGCTCACGCACGTGGACGGGAATCCCGATGGTCAACTGACCATCCGACTCCCTGGACAAGATGAGCTCCCCATCACCGAGGATGAGGCAGGCAACCCCCCTCCGCCCCCCACACTTGGGGGGAACGCTGTTGCCGCGGGACAAGGTGAGTACCCAAAGCTGGGAGCTTTGTGCCTCCACTGCGTGTGCATCGCGGCCGAACTCCGCGGAGGCGCATCGGCCAAAAACATGGCCATGCTGCGCCGGATGATAGCGCCTATGCGCTAATCATACAAATCATACAAACTAGGGGTAATAGAACTTCCCTAGTTTTGTATTGATTTGCCTTGGATTCATACACTTCATACACTCATACACCCCCTCTCCCCACCCCACCCCCCGCCAACTGTCAACTGTCAGATTTCCAGGTGCGGGGACTGTGCTTCACCTTCCACTGCAGGGACGACGACGGTAAGCCCTGGACAGTGGAGCGCATCAACAACTGGGGAGGGGGGGACTTATTCTTCACCAACCCACTTGACATGCTGGAGACCATGAAGCGGGTTGCTGACATGGGGACCTTCCAACTGGAAGTAGCCCCGGCAACCGCTGCACTGCACTTCCAAGGGTGGATAGCACGCAAAGCACCCCGCCTCATTAGCTCTTGGCACAACAAGCTGGGGGCGGGGTATTGGCTGACCAAAATGAAAGGGTCACACAAGGACAACCAGGTGTATTGCACCAAGCTGGACTCCCGCCTAGCCGTTGGCGCATGTCCACTCCTGGACAAGTTCATAGGACCCTTTACCTGGGGAGATGTACCCAAGATCGCCCCCATGCCAAAGGCGGTGGCGAATCCACGTGACAGCATTGAGAAGCTGTACACTTACCAGGAGGATGTCCTCCACATGCTGGAGAGCCCCCCCGACTCCCGCAAGATCCAATGGTACTGGGAGGGGGGGAGGGAGGGATGCCCCCGTGGTGGCAACGTGGGCAAATCCGCACTTTGCAAAATCATCGTGCTGGAAAAAGCTGCTCTCTACATGTCTGGCGCCAAAGAAGGCTGCATCTGTGCCGTGGCAGACTGGATCAACGGAGACGCTGAGCGCAAAGTTGACCCAAAACCACTTGACGTGGTCATCTTTGACATCCCCCGCTGCAATGTAGGGGGGGTGTCATACTCAGCCATAGAGGGCATAGCCAACGGCATGGTGTTCAACGCCAAGTACCACTCTGGGATGGCCGTGTTCAACCGCCCCCACATCGTGGTGTTCGCCAACACCCCCCCCAACTGGGAAAAACTAAGTGATGACAGATGGGAGGTGTGTGAGATAGTTCCTGGCGAAGACAAAGACTTTGTCCTCCACCCCACCCCCGTCCCCGCAGATGTGGGGGTGGTAGCCAACTTAGACGGAAAACCCGTCTATCCTCCCGGAGATATTAGGAATTACAACAAATTTGATTAAAACTTTGCACGTTTAATTGTAGGTGGACCAACTATGTCAGCGTCCAATTGTTCAGGTGGCAAGGATGTAAGACCTGAAGTATATGCAGAGTGCTGACGTGCAGCCTCCGCTATACGCTGACCAGTGTTCAGACGTGCTTTACGACGTTTAGCCATTTCCAAAAATCGCTCAAACCTACCAGGAGTCAACGGATGTTTCTTCCCAGAAAAAGTCGGAACATGCATACGAGGCTGTCGCATCCAAGAAGGAATCTTCCTTGGTAACTTATTACGAGCAGGAGACGGGGAGGGGGCCCCCTCCCCCCCCCGCTCCCTAGCTAATGCACGAATACGCTGAGCGTACCCCTGAGCAAACAACGCTTTACCCAGAGAACGACGTATTCGTGTAAATGTATTCTGAGCACGTTTCAAAGGAGCTCTACGCTGGTAATGTTGCAACTTAGCAGTCATCATACGTGGAACTATGTCAGCATCGTGCTTATATTCAGGCCTAACCACCAAACGAACTGTTTCAGGTTGGCCTGCTAATGCTGACTCATCAGAAGGCTTAGCATGATACAAAGCACCAGTAACGGCAATGTGGGCCGTAAGACGGTGACGAGCACGATCGAGCATAACAGGTCCCAAAAGATCATCAGGACCACTAACTGCACGAGACTTAAAAACAGCATTACGTAAATACTGGTATTGTTTAAAAGCCCACTGACGAGAAGCAGGGCTTTTAATATCAAACCGGCCAGAGAACGTCTTCGCGTCCTCCGCCGACGGAACAATTCTTCCATAAAGAACACGCATACAATAATTAGCTCAATTATATTATGGCTGACTGGTACGCACAAAATGGTGTTGCTCCTTATGAGGGTCGTCCTCAACTTGGTAGAATGCGTGTTACACTGCCTCCAAGGCACAGTTTGGCAAGTCGAGCCTTATTTGGGGACCCCAGGCAAGGTCTTGACGCGCGTCAAATCGCCGCGCGTCAGGTCTTCGGATTCAAAGGAATGGGAGCCTACCGCCGCCGGAGCTACGGCCGGCGGCGAATCCGAAAACTCCGAAGCGGTAGAATGCGCCTCGGAGGCAGGGGTCTCTACACCGGCAGGGGGGGATTCTGGGGTGACTTGTGGAACAACACTGCCGGTTTAAGAGGAATGGCGGGAAATGCGCTCCGCTCCAGTGCCAACCCATGGGCACAGGGAGCGGGTCGCGTCATGGGTGCGCTGGGGGTGGGGGATTACGACGAAACCGCAGCACCTTTAGCTGCTGCTGGTAGCACTATGGCACCTGTCACCAATGATATAGTTGGTGGTGGACAGATGCAAGGTATCCCCCAGTTCAAATCAGGTCCATCAACAATTA